GATGGCGCTTTGGATTTGAATGTGGGCCATTACTTATTTGCGTTTTTTGTTTACTGTTGTCTCCGTATATCATTCGGTCACGTTGCTTTCCGCCCATTGACACAGTGTCAATTACCGCATTTGGCTTGTATGTGTTGGGAAGATGAGCATGCTTTTTACTCGTCCAATCATCTGTTACAATAATGGTTCCATCTGTATTATAATGGATCTTGCTATATTTTTCAATCTCTGCTTTTGCTGCACGATTCGTTTTTTGCGCTATACTCCGGTTAAATCCAAACACCTGCTCCCGATCCTGCCTGCGGGTTCTTCCGGTATTTGATGTAAACTGATTTAAAGCTTGCTGTCTTGTCTTTAATCTTGAAGATGCTTTTTGGAAACCTTCCTTGTCGTCCATTTTGCTAAGCATAACACATTCATATTTTGATGCACGAACCTGGCGCTCGAGATATCGTTGCTTTTGGCTTTCTGCATAGATCTGTTCGCTTTCCTTTTTGGGATATTGCCGGTAGGTCTGTTTTGAAAACCCAGGAATAAAAGCGTCAATCCGATGTCCACAATTAATGCCGAGAAGTCCGTCAGGTTCACCGTAACTTGTACTTCTCCATGGGCTAAAATGGATCTGCTTTCCGTCAAGGTCACGGACATATCCGCTCTTGTTTGACAGTGAAAACAGCCTTGCCTGGTATGGGTAACACTTTTTCCTTGCGCCGGTATGGCTGCTAACTTCGACAATATCATTTCCATAGTCTTTCATTCGCGCAAATTGCGCTTCATGGGCGGTGTTGTTTATCGTCGTGCGAATGTCCATGTTGAGATATGCTTCTGGAGACCACTCGCGCCCTGCTTTGTCTACAAAGCCCGGTATTCCTTTTTCAGAAAACTCCTTAATGCATTTCCGCAAAGCACTTTGACGCGCTTCTATACCTGTTGCAACAGACGCTGTGTGCTTTCCAAGCACCGCAAGATATTCTTCGCGGTTTACGATATCTGCTGCCTTATTTACGATTCCGGAATATGCATCCCGCGCTTTATACCGCATAACGGTATTAACAAGGTTCAGAGTGTCCCTCGCCTGGTTTTGAAACTGTGTCAATGTCTGAATAATATTTTTGCTTACAGGGATTTCAACCGCAGAATCCAAGTATCCCTTTTTTGCTGCGTTTCTTAAACCAGGTTCAATTTCATCAATTGCGCCTCCTGCAGCCCGTTCCAGCATAACGCGGATTAGTTCCGGCGCGTTTTTCGTCATGTGTGTGATCGTCTTTACGTTCGCATCGTCAAGCTGTCCAAGCTGTGCAAGCTTTTTTAAGCGCCATTCATTTGTGCTTGTAATTTCGTTATATGTATTAAGCGTCCTTGCAATATTTCGCATTAAATCAATTGTAAGAGTTTCGTACACAGATACAACAGGTTGAGAAAGAACACGAATTACACTCGGAGTCATTCTTGACCGCCGCCTTCGTCGGTGAACCAATCATCCGGAGTTCCAGACAGCATATTCTCTGACTGTATTTGTTTCAATTCCGCCAGAGCTTCCTCTTTCGTGCAATGGTTGATATTCATAATTGCAGATAACTTTGAGCGTAGCCCCGATCCAACCAGATCAATATTATCATTTTTGATAGACTGCGAATCCTGAATAATGGAATCGTCGAAATCTATGGAAACCTCTATGTTCTGATCTTTTCCAGTTAAAAAAGCAATTGCACGGGTAAGCTCAGTTAGAGCTTCTCCTAAAACAAGTTCATTCTTTTTTAAGTTTTGGAAGAGCTCGCTTTTTTCACTGATTACTTCGGTAGCCGTTTTTACGCCGTCGTTCTCGAATTTGAACCGATCGTTTCCAAGGCCGCATTTTTTTGAGGTAATATTTAAAAGACGCTGTAACCCATTCTCATGTTCCGTTGCACGGATGGTCGGATTCAGTTCCCTTAAATCATTTTTTCCATTCTGGCTTTGCTCATACACATAAAATAAAGTGTCGTTTGGATCGAAAAGAGGACAGGCAGTTCCGTCCTTTGACATCTCGATCCTGGCCATGCTCATAGGAACGATTACCCTTTTCCTTCCGAGAACAAACTCGTTCATATAGCTATCAAAAACAAGATCAAGCCCCTTTAACTGATCAATAGCGTTTCCATAAACAGACATTCCCATAGGGCAGTCGAGCTCTTTATTATTGACAATATTAGGCCGAATGATCTGAAATAAAGGGCGTACATATCCGGTGGTAATTATTGGTTCAATCCCAGGAGGAAGGGGGAGTGTGTCTCCGGTTTTCGCATCAATATATACATTTTCAATAACATTTTGTCCGCTTTGGGTTGAATGTATCTGGATGTAATATGCTTCTTTTCCGTTACACGCAACAGGGAGAGAAAATGCGCACTCTTTGATTCTGCCGTGCGTCCATGACAGCGGATAAATCATGTTCCCTCGAACGTAATAGATTACCGGAAGTCCATCAATCGTTTTGTTTTCCACAAAGGCGCCAGTTCCAAGCGCATAAGCAATTTCTATCAGGTTATTTGCGCAGCTGCGAAAGTTGTTGTCCCGAAAAACTGAATGTAGAATTTCGTTAAACGCTTCATCCGGTGTTGTAATTCTTACCATCTCATTCATCAGGAGGTTTGCATGCTCCTCGCAAACCATCTTTGCCATACCAAGGCTGTATCGACGTACCTTTGTGTATGTCGATCCGTTATATACATTGTAATTATGGAAGTTATTTACTTCACCCTCGTACCACTGCATATAGGTATCAATATAGTTATACCAGGTAGAAGAGGGGATTCGGAAGCCTCTACTTTCCAAATAACTGCGCACAATTCCATTTTCCACTTTGATCACCTCAATGCCATTATGTCGGACATATACGCCTCTGTGCTGTATTCAAGCGCGTCCAAACTGTCTATGTTATAGGTTCCGTCATCCAAACGTTCGTCTTTTCCGGCCTTGCTGCTCCATGCTGCGGTAGATAACGATTCAATCACGTGTGGACAGGTGCGTAGTACAGCAAATCTTCCGGAACCGATCAGAGCACAGTAAAAACGAATTCGTTCGTTAATCGGTCCTTTTTTTGCGTTTTTGATATCAACACGAAGCCCGGCTTTTGAAGCAGCACGCCGGAGGCCTTCAATTAACACCTGTTCGGCACTGTCACAATAGATTTCATAAACCCTGTATTTTTCCTTGCAGCGTTTCACGAAATTAACAAAATCATTTTCGAGAACCGCGGGAGAAATGATTTCTTTTCGGTAATATTCATCAAGAGTGACAACACCTTTCCAGCCCGGCAAGATTCCGTTACAAACAAATGCATGCGCAGACCCGTTTCCTCCAAAGTCAACACCGATAGTTGCAATATGTATTTCCGGCGCTTCATCCAGCAAATAACGGTTTGGATCATCTGCAAACTGACTATATATAACACCCTCTGCGGCTTTCCATAGACCGAGAATAAACCGGTCATAGTAAACGGTTCCGGCATATTCTTTTTTCATTTCCAAAACTGTACTGGCCGGAAGCATTCCGTCGTCTATGATATAGCTCTGCTGATAAATATCCGCATCAGAATCCAGAAACTTTTTAAACCAATGCTGCGGATTGTCAGGGTTGCACGTGCCGTCAAAGCGGGAGTGATTGCAGCGCAGACGGCTTTTCAGCATCTGGAATACATCTTCCGACCAGGTTGTGACTTCATCTCCGTACACATATTCAAAGGTCGCGCCCTGAATCCGCGACACGTGTTTTTTATTGTCCGCTCCCAGCGCATATACCTTTTTCCCAAATATCTTTACCGTATTATCGCTGCTGATCTCTCCCACCAGATCAGGCGTCCAGACTTCCCGCATCGGGGATAAAATATTCCGTTCTAGCGTACCCTTCGTGTTCCCTAGCAAAACTAAAAGGCCCTCACCGCGTGTGGCAAGGATCCGTTTCGGAATTACAACGGTATAGTCCACAAAAGATTTCCCGCTGCCAGTTGCGCCAGTTTTGACGTTCCACCGATGAGAGCAATTCAAAAGATATTCCTGCTGCTTCTTAGTCAATGGCACTGTCGATTCCCCCTAATAATTCCCGCGCCTTTTTCAGGGATTCTGAATCATTATCTGGCGGCTGATCCTCGCCGATAATGCTGCGCAACTCTTTTGCCGCTGGCACGTTGCCGTTTCCGGCTTCTTTCAGCAGCCCCGCAACAATCAGCATTTTATTATCGATTTCTTCAATTGGGATCCCCATCCGCGCCAAAGCATTATACTTCCGCATATCTGCAACGGGCAAAGAAAGCAGCAATTCTGCGTATTCTTTTAGCTTTTTCTTTTCGCGCCTTGCTGCGCCGCTCGCCTTGCCAGCTTTTCGGGCGTTTTCCCGGCGCTCACTCGGAGTTCTCTGTTCGTTTGGGATCAGGTTTTTCTCATTTGGCATTTCACCACCAACTTATTTTTTGTAATACAAAACCGCACCGGCCCGATTGGCCGATGCGGCTGATGAGAGAGAAGTAAGAGAAAAAAGAGGATAAAATATTCTTGTTTTCTTTTTATTTCCAGTTTAACTATATCATACTTTTTGTGTGACATTCTATGACATCTTTAATTCGGACAGCGCTTTCCCATGCAGCCGGCAAACCTGACGATAGCCATAATTCATAACAACTGCAACATTTTCCCACGTTAGGCCGTTTATGTAACGGAGAAACAAAATCCTTCTAAGAGTTGAGTTTCCAACTGTATTGATTTTGCTTTCAACTACTTTCCGGAAATCCACAAGCGCATCAATTTTTTTGTTGATTTCTTCATCAAGTTCCATTAATCTTGCAATCCCACCGCCGATTTTATCGCCCTCTCCGCCGCCACCCGGCATATCGCTAATCGTAGATGTTGCTTTGGTAAGGAGAGACATCATGCGTTCCTTTTCCAGTAGTAAATCTGTAATTTCAGCATCTGCTGCGCGATATCGTAAAAGGTATTGCTTCTTTTCTTGATTTGTCACTTCGCCATAAAAAGGATAATCCACTACAACATCTTGCCCGATTAGTGCTATAAATTCTTCTTTAGTCATTTTCAGCCCTCCGATTCCATGCTTCTGCGGCTTGCTCCGGATGATCGTAAAATTGCCCTATAGATGCTCCGCATCCTCCGTTAAGAAAATTGCACTCTACGCTATAAAGGCTAGAGTAAAGCGCATAATTTTCATTATCGCTATCCAGCAATTCGTGCTCTGCCACGGTTCCCAAATCGGCTACATTTTTCCCGCAAAACGGGCATGGTTTCAGTTTCATCGTTCGCCCTCCTCTTTCGTCCAATTGATCGCCTGCCCGCATTTACAGTGGTGATCGGGAT